GCTCCATACTCTTTTCCATCGACAGTAAATACAGTAGCTTTACCTATACCATCAACAATATGACCAGCCGTAAGTATTAAATTATCTCCAATAAATACTCCTGAACCTTGCCAGCCAGATGGAGCATATTCAACTTTACATTTAATTTGAACTACACTATCTAAACTTTGCTTTACTTTTTGTGTAAGAGACAAATGTTTTGTTGAATAATTACTACATATTACTACAATACCTATAATTATAACAGCCAAATATGAACTAAATCTCATTTTATAATCCTCCTTGTTGATTAGATGGGCTTGATAATCCACCCGCTCTATTTTGCTGCTGATTCATATTTGCAATTCTTGATTGGTCAGTAGCTCCAAAGAAATCATTTCCCTGACCTGGACTTTTACTCCCATTTTTCGGGCCTTCCTTCATTGGTAACATCGTATAAGGCACAGATTCCAATTCATGTGGCACAGCACTTTTATAAAATTGATTAAAGTTATCAAACCCCGCATATTCTGAAAGTATCCTTGATAACAATGGAATATCAATTTGAGCACCTTGAGCCATCGCCATTTGCATAGTTGGTAATATCCATTGCATCGCAAAACCCATCATTTTTTGATATTTTACATCGGGGCTTTCTCTTTGCATAGAATAAGGAATTAACTTATATACAAAATCTTGGAAGTCACCTACTTTATCAGCAGAAGAAAATACTGCTGGTAATTGACCGTACCCAGGTAAATCCCTAAGAACAGGAACATAACTTAATGGGTTAAACCAAAAGTCCCAAGCAAACTTCTTAACTATTGATTTTGTAAAAGCATCAAATCTATTACTAAAGCTTCGTATAATACGTGTAGCATTACTAAAAACTAATTGTTCTTGGCCTAATGTTGGTGCTTGTGCTCCACGTCCACCAAGTACATCAGGATTACCACCTTGTTTGGTAAACTCAGACTCAGCAAAAGCCATCCATTGAAGATTTGAGTCACTCATCCCACCATATTCTATTTCTTTTAATGACCCAATATTGTTTACTCTAACACTTCCCATATTACCAGTGCGTGTCACACGCTCGGCATCTTCCTTAGCAGCATCTTCATAGGCTAAAACTTTCTTCTGGTTTTCAGCTTGCTCTCTACCCTTGTCAAAAACAATATTCATTGTAGTATCAAGGTCATACCAAGCCCAAGCAGGAGGTAATGGTATGGGAGATTCAGACATATACTTATATCCAAGATAATCATACGGGCCACCTTCAGGGCCTTTCCAATCAACTGTCCTAAGAATCTTAGCTTTCTTACCTTCTGGCATTATTGTTACAATAACATTTTCATCAGATAAATATAAATCAATAAAGGTTGTATAATCCTGAATACCAAACTTTGCTCTATTATAATTATATTTAGCTATCTCTTCTGGTGAATAATCTTGAATTATCTTACCATCAGGTTTTATATAATCTGCTATCTCATTACCAAATTTATCTTTACCAGCAAAAAAATCTTTGGCATATTTAGTTGGTAATATATAAACATCACCCTCCATCTTAAAGTCAGCCCTGCGTTTTGCTGATGGGTCGCCAATATAATTAGCATCATCAATAACAGAAACAGAAGGAACACCTTGTTTTATTGACCCACCTTCTTCTAATCTTATGTTCCCACTATGAGTTAAGCAGGTTCGTATGATACCAGCACCAAACATAGAGTTGAGAGCAGCAGGAATTAATGCTTTTTCAGCTATTTGTAATTTCTCAAGATAGTAATTTATAGCAAGTTGTGTGATGTATCCCCAGGGACGATAATTAGTTACTTTAGTTTCAACTAAAAATCTTGGGTCGCCCTCTACCAAAAACGGTACAACAGTATCCACACCACGACCAAGTAAATTTATAGTGTGGTATGGGTGTTTACCTTCATCGTAAAAACCAGAAGCCCAAGACCTGAACATCCGCAATCGTTTCTTTAATGTTGGTTCAGCGAGCAGTAAATATGCTTTACTCGCCATCTGTAAACGCCTGGGAAAATTTAACCTTACATCTTTTTGTTCTAGTATATTCATTATCTTATTCTTTTAGAAACGGTAAGTTCGCATTTTCCTTTTATTCTTTTCTTGCTCTTCATTAAATTCTCTAAAACGGGCCTCAAAGGATTCAGAAGGTGGTTCTCTATTTTTACGTAGGTCGGCGGGTCGAGCTTCATTCATTGCAAGTACGCAAAGACCCACACTAATCACACGGTCGCCGTGAGCATAGCGTGCTCCTGATTCATCAATAATAGAGTTTGATAAATCAACATCTATTCTTCCTGGCATGAATATATAATCCTCTAATTCATTAATAAGAGCTTTATCGTGAATAATTATATATCTATAATATCTCTCTTGTTTAAGACTCTCAGTTAATGCAGCATCTAAGTGACTTAACATATCCATCTTAGAACCATTAACCCCAGGAGTACTACGCCAACCTCTATTCTGAGTTCTCTTACGAGTTATCTTACGCTCATTGACATTAATATATATTTTATTGTAGCCTAACTTAGCCACACGTTTATCAAATGTGTCACCTGGGCCATTTGCTTCCCATATTAAATAAGCATTACCAAGCCATATACATGTAGCTACTGCCAACTCTGCAAAGTCCGTAACATCAATAAATGGATTAACATATAAACCAACTAACTCGTTCTTATTAACATCACAAATAGCCATTACTGAGTTAGATGCTCCTGTCCCTCTTGATATGTCACAAGCCACTATAAAGTTATGAGTCTTATCAGGTAAATCACCCCACCACTTTAGGTTTTGCTTTATACCCGTTAATTCAAATCTGATATTAGTAATAACACTTTTAATATTATCAAACTTTATCTCACCTGTGTAATCAGGCTTACTCTCACGAACACTTCTCAACTTATGAATAGTGGCTTCATCAAAGAACATATCCGCAGAACCTTGCGGTATCCTGAGAATATTCTGAGCTATATCTGTCTTTGACCTACCCCTTGCTTCTTGCTCATCAAACCACACACTTCGGTCACGTTTGAAATTAGCCTCACCACCATCAGCAACAAACTTAATATCTTTACATTTCTGATAAATCTCATCAGGTAGGTCTTGTATTTTTTCTTTATAGGTAGTATATGAAAAAGATTTATTTGCTTCAATCTCATTAAAGACTTCAGGGCATATACCCCTATAATATTTTATATCTTTTATCTCTACTAAATCTTCTATAGGAGACCAATACAATCCACTATTCTTTTCAGGGTTATCTTCAAATCCAAGAGTAACGGTCTTAACTCTATTGGAACGCAACAGTTTGGCGTAAGGATGTCCACTACCCCACCTAAAATGTGTTGAATTATAAATGCAACAAGGGGAAGTATCTTGGATATTATCTATAATATACTGAGCTACGTCAGGTTCAATACGTGCAACTTCATCAACTAATACAGCCGTAGCTCTGTTTCCTGCTCCAAAGGATTCATTAGTTGATTCACCTTCAATCATGCTATTGTTATCTAAGTTTTGCAGGAAACAGTTTTTCTTTGCAGTATTAATATTAACCCACGCTGGTAGATTAACAATACCATACATTATCTTATGAAAGAGAGTTTGGTGTGGCCCAACCAACCTACCATCTTTATATTCAACAGACCTATCTACCAAATCTTCTTTTCTTGAGCCAACTAAAAAATATACCTGTGGCCTTAACCACCAGTATAATGAAAGCATTTTACAAATTACTTCTGTCGCACCCTCTTCTCGACTTTTATCTACTATAATATTGTGCTGATTATTAATAGCATCTTTTATACTATCAATCATTATAGATTGTTTTGGTCTAATAATAAATGGTCGATTCTCTAACCCTGGTAACTGTCTTGGGTCATAAGTCCAAAAGGCAGAATTAAAAGCTATCTGCGGTTTAATCATACACATTTCCATATAATCAGTACGAGCACCCTCATCATCTGCTAATATGGAATGTAACTTCTGTCTAAATGCTATATTTGCTTTAATCTCAGTAGGAATACAATTTAAGAAATCATCAGGTGTTTCAATTTTAGCTAATTCTATTAACTTCAACCAACTACCTTGCTTTCTACAAAAATTCTTTCTTGGTTTTCTTCCAGTAACTTTCCAGCAAGCTTTTTTATTTGGTCAGAAGCAATTTTACCAGTAATATTAAGAGTTATGTTCTTATTCTGTTCTATCTCCAATTTCTGCTTACTAACCCATTCATGGTCGCCTAATTGGTTATCAATATTACAAAGCAGAAACACTAATAACCTATCATTAGCTGCTTGATGATTATCAAACTTTGTCTCCTCTACTTTAATTACATTACCATCTGCATCTTTGATGGTTCTGGTCTTACAAGTAGTATAATCATATCCTACGGCTGATAGTAAGGCTTTTGCTACCAGTTTTTTCTTTTCACGTCTCTTACCTTCCGAGCAAGAGTCCTTAAATTCAGGGTAACGCTTTTTCCACGATTTTATTGTTTCTTTTGCACAACCGAACACGTAGCCTAAGTCCTTTTCCTCGAACCCCGCTGCTACAAGTCGTCCCGCTAAATCTGCAAACTTCGGGTCGTATACTTTTTTGCGTATTTTCTTTGGTTCGTGCGGTGGAATTTGTAAGTTGGCAGCCTCTATTTTTGTTAATGTGTCGCTCATTTTTTAATAATCGTCTCTTATTACGCAAAGAACATTCAATACACCACTCATACAGAGCTAATTTATCCGCTCTTTGCCAGAACTCTCT